AAAGAAAAGCCTAAGTCAGATAAAGCTGCAGCCAAGTCTGTATCTACCAAAAACTCACGTAGTAAGCCGCAAGAAAATGAGGCAACTACATACTTAAAAGAGTCTCAAGTACAGAAGATGTCTGCTCAAGAGTATGAAAAACACTCTGACGAAATTATGGAAGCTATCCGTAGCGGAAAGTTTATCTATGATGTATCTGGCTCTGCTAGATAAAAAAGTGTTGACAAATAGTTATTTCTAAGTATAACTATAGTCAGATTAGTGTAACTGTATTGCGCAATATGGTTACACTAACATCCGCAAACAACAATAAACCTTTCGGATTACCTGAATAACATGGCCTGTTTTGTATATAGGCGGCCACCTTTATACATAAACACACCCTACGTTGTCCAGCCTCTGCTAAGAATTGTAATGTTTGCATCTGTAAAATGCTAAATTAGGAGATACACAATGGCATTTACTACTGCTGCTGGGTATGGTAATCTTCCTAACGGTAATTTTTCTCCCGTAATTTACTCCAAACAGGTGCAACTTGCTTTCCGCAAGGCCGCTGTTTGTGAGGCAATCACCAACAATGACTACTTTGGTGAGATTGCACAAATGGGTGATTCCGTTAAGATTATCAAGGAACCCGAAATCACAGTTAAGGCTTACGCACGTGGTACAACCATCACGCCGCAAGACCTTGACGATGAAGATTTCAACCTGACGATTGACAAAGCTAACTACTTTGCTTTCAAGGTTGATGACATTGAAGAGGCACACAGCCACGTTAACTTCCAGTCTCTGGCAAGTGACCGTGCTGCGTACCGTTTGGCTGACCAGTTTGACCAAGACGTTCTTGGTTACTTGTCAGGTTACACACAATCAGCTATTCATAGCGTAGCCGATACAGTTAATACAACCGTTAACGGTTCTAAAGCTGTAAGCACTGCTGGTTCAGACGAACTGCTTGCAAGCATGAAGTTGGACGCATCTGACTTTAATGCTGGCTCTGCTAGTAACTCAATTGCTCTTATCCCACGTGTTGGTGGCGCGACTGCTGCTCCAACTACTGGCGGTGAAGCAAACCCACTTTCGCTGATTGCTCGTATGGGACGTAAGCTAGACCAACAAAATGTTGACTCACAAGGTCGCTGGTTGGTTATTGACCCAGTTTTCTCTGAACTGTTGAAAGACGAAGATTCTCGTTTGTTCAACGCCGACTTTGGTGGTTCAGGTCTACAAAACGGTCAAATGGCTGGAACCATTCATGGGTTTACAATCTATGTTTCAAACAATCTGCCATCAATTGGTACTGGTCCTGCTACTGAAGCAGCATCAAACTCTTCCAACTATGGTGTGATTGTTGCTGGTCACTCTTCTGCTGTTGCTACTGCAGAGCAGATTAACAAGACCGAAACATACCGTGACCCAGATAGCTTCGCCGACATTGTTCGGGGTATGCATTTGTATGGTCGCAAGATTCTCCGTCCAGAGGCTCTTGTTAATGCCATTTACAACGTACGTTAAGGGAGGGCTGAGAAATGGCTGCAACAACAACCTTGTTGGCAACAACCAACACTAATCACGGTCCTACCTATGGCGTAAGTTCACGGGTAAAACCATACTTGGTTGAGCAAACCATTGACTTTTCAGTACAGAATATTGACGCTAATGGTAGCACCATTGAGTGTGTCGATATTCCTGCAAACTGCGTATGCATGTTTGCTGGTATTGAGGTAATGACTGCTCTTACCAATACAGCTTCAGATGCTACTGTGGATTTAGGTCCAAAAAGTGGCGATACTGATGCATGGGTAAATGACTTCGATATTGACGGTGCATCTGCAGGTACATACGCAACTGTGCTTGTAGCTACCGCAAACCCACAAGTTGTGGACGGGGCTGACCCACTTAAACTGACTTTTGCAGGAACTGCAGGTACAATTAGCGCAGGTGTGCTACGTGTATTCGCAGTTGTTATGCCTGTCGGTGGTTTGGATAAAGCTACAGATGTAGCACGTGACCAAGCCTAATACATAACGTGACGGGGCAGGGCAACTTGCCCCCTCACTTTCTTTAAGGACATAACATGGCATATGATTTTCTTGG